GATGCTGCCGTAGTGCCGATAGCGTTACCATTAGCACTAGCAGCTCCCAGGCCTGCGGACGAAGCGGGTGCTGCGAAGTACCATACAACGACGCCACTAGCAGCTCCAACACCGCCAGAGGCTCCTGCTGATGCGAAGTACCATGCTGCATCAGATTGTGCGCTCCCTACACCTGCCGAGGATGCTCCGCAGTTCCAGACTGCGACACCGCTACCTGAGGCAGTGCTCGAGCCTGCTGCAGATCCATCCGCCGCTGAGAGGCTAGCGAACGCTCCGAGCGCGTGGCGGTTGTAGTGCGAGGTAGCGATCAGACTCCGACGTGTCCTCCCGAGCCAGTCGAACGCTCGGTCCTTCGCTGACATCTCCTGACCGGCCTTGATCTCGCCGATGAAGTCGCCATCAGGAGTGATCCATACCCGGCCAGGAATTCCGTGCACGGGCAATGGCATGGGGTAGTGGTTCATCTGCTTGGACAGACGCGCCACATGTTCGCTCCCCAGCCACTTCTCGAGCCGCTGACTGTGAACAGACCGCTGACGCGGGTTCTCCCCGAGATAGGACTTCCGCGTCATCTCGGGCGCGCTTACTCTAAGCATGGCAGCCTCCTACTCGGGATCTTCGACCGGGCACGGACCCATCCACTGCTCGGGGTCCTCAGGATGGCTCCAGGTGCCGTCTCCGTTGTCGTCGGCGCACGGCTCGCCCACACCGGTCTTGTTGAAGCCGATCTCCTTGTCGCACTTCGTGCACTTGAAGACCGCGTTGTCGCCTTCTTCGCGGTCGTATACGAGTACGTGCAGGCTCATGTTAGTCCTCCGTCACGGTTGAGGTGGTCTTGAGGCGCGGGATGACACCGACTGCCATCGTGATGTTCGGCGTCACCGTGCCCTTGTACAGAAGCTTGCCAGCGCCGGTGCTGTTGGTACCGATCGCGAAGTGCGTGATAGCACCGCCCGGTGAGGCCGTACATTCGCCGAAGTCGATGTTCGCGACCGGGCTCACCGAGTTACCCGTCACCGTGAAGCCACCCGTAGTGCGAGCGACCGCGATTCTGCTACCAGCGGACGCTCGATGATACGCTTGACTGTGCCGTCGGGATTGTATTCAGGGATGCGCTCCATCGCGACTGGGAGCCTCGAGTTCGCTCGCGGGTCTGCTTCGATTGCCCCCGGCGTCTCTGTTGCGCTTCCGCCTTCTTGCTTGCCTGGACCCGAAGTCGGCTGATCGTCCTGGGGCTTCGCAGGCGGCACGTACTGTTCTGGGAGCTTGTCGCCGCTCTCCAACTCTGCGGGTAGTCCGAGCATTTCACGTGCTTCCTTGTCGGTGACGACAGGGTTGCCGAATTGTGTACGTCGGGAGAAGTTCACAACAGCCCGTGCATCGGACGCTCTGGCGTTGGCGAGTTCCAGAGGGCTCATGTGGAAAGCTTCCGGCCACTCGAAGATCGCCTTCTCCCATGCGTCGGCAGGGAGATACCCCAGACTGCCGAGCCTCTGCATGATCGGCCGAAGGACGTACGGCTCAGCGAATGTTTCCCTCCGCTGCTTGACGTACTCGGCCCAGTTGGCGCGGTCTTGCTCCGAGGCGAGCTGACCGGCTTCAGCCCCCGTCAGGATCCTCTGTGGGATGCTCGTGGCGCTGGCAAGAAGCGCGACGAGCGTTTCGAACACACCTCGCGGGTCTGCGACCTCTGAACCCAGTGGTGTGATCTTGACACCGCGAGTTCTCATCACCCGCCGCAGCTGGTGTTGGAACTCTTCGATCTCGTCCTCCAGGGCAGCAACATCACCAGCCTGGAGCTCCATGTCCTTGTCGACATCGACTTGCATGCCGCGGTTTGCGGTGAGCCAGTACGTTTCAGCCGACCCGCCGCTGATCTTGAGGATGTCGTCCAGGACGTTGTAGATCTGCGCCAGCCGCGGCTCTCCGAACATCATGCCCTGGAGTGGCCGATCGACGATGTGCACGACCCGACTGAAGTGCACACGCTTGGTTCTCCTCGATGCCTCGGGGCCGACCTTGATCTCGTAGATAGTCGGCTGACCGTAGCGCGCTTTTGAGGTGTCGTCCTCGTACTCCTTCACCTCCACGTTCCCAGCACCGTAGGCTTGCAGGTAGAGGATATCGTCAATCCTGCTGACGTTCCTCGCAGGGGAGTCCTGAGCGCCGGGGAGGCCGATCCACAGGACAGAGAAGGGTCCGAAAGCACAGAGCTTGTCAGCCTGGATGATCCTGTCCCATAGCTGGGTGCGTCTGACGAATTCCTCCCACTTCTCCTTGCCGCCGCGGAGTTCCTTCATCGTCGGAGGTGTTGACCAGGTGCGCTCCGGAGGCATGTCGACGACCCTCGACGTGATGTCCTGCCTCTGGTACTTGGACAGGAGATGGTCGATGGTGAGCGTCTTGGGGTAACCGAAGACGTCGTACAGCTTCCGCTTGCCGCCGAACTGCTGGCCCAACCGCATTGCCAACAGTGCACGGTTGAAGAGGGCCGACGAGAGTTGTCGGATCTTGGAAACGGGTGTAGGTGTATCAGCCATGTGGCCTCACTGTAGCGGGTTGTGCTGGTGTCTCGTGCCCCAGGTTGCGCCTGTGACTAGTTGGGTGGCGCCAATACCCCTGATGACCTGGATATTCTCGGGTTCACGACCCCATGTCGGAACCAGAATCTTGGTTTGGTGCAGATGATTGTACGCTTGACCGGCGCTGTCAACGGTATCGTCGTGTTTGCCGTTCGGGAACTCCTTGAGCTCGTCCTTGTGCACTTCGTTCCAAGCTGCACGCAGTAGCATAATGCGGCCATGGGAGACCGCCGCCATATAGGGCTGGGCGCGGATCCACTTGTTGACCCCACCTGGAGGATTGATCGTGACACGGAAACCGCGGAGGACGTTCGTCGCGAGATGCTCAGCGTACGCCTTCCCGGAGCTGCCCGGTTCTTGTTCGATAACGACCGGGATCCCGAATCCGTCAGCCATGGCAGTCCTGAGGATGTTGTCCTCGACGTCCTTGGGGCCCCACTTGCCTCTGACCATGTCGAAGATCCCTGTCCTCGCAGTGGTCTGTCCCGGACGACCATCGGTACCCATCAGCGTCCCGACAGTGTGGTCTCCCTTCTTCTTCCTCTTTCCGTCCGTTGCAGCGATATCCCACGACCTGACGAAACGGAAGAGCTGCCTCTGAGGGATGTCGTCGACAATACGGAACATATCGACGTTCGCCTTGACATCCGCAACAGCCCTCGGGTTCTGTTGGAACATCGCCGAGAAGATGAACTCCCCGACCACCGACTGGATCTTCCTGAGTCTCTCCGCGGTGTATCGCGCTGACCACAGAGCTTCACCCTGAGCACGATTGATTGGGTCGTTCTCTTCAGCCAGAGCCGGGAGACGGATAACTGTCCAAACCTTCCCGTCACCCTCTTGCAGATCGTCCTGCTTCTTGAGCCTCCCGATAAGGTCATCGACACCCCACCGAGTTGCGAGGATGATGCATGAGCCTCCTGGCTCGATCCGGTTGTAGGCCGTCGTAACGAACCAGTTCCAAATGGCGTCGCGGACAGTTTCGGAGGACGCTTCCGCCCAGTTCTTGATGTAGTCGTCGACCAAGAGGAGATGTGCACCACGACCGGTGATGGGGCCGCCGATACCGACACTCACCATCCCACCACCATCGGTCATCATGAAGTCGCCGACACTCTGGACGTCGTCTCGGATGGCGGCGTCGAGGAAGTTTTCCTTGTCGTTCAGGAATGCATCACGAACACGTCTTCCGAACCCTACAGCGAGCGGTTCAGCGTACGTCGTGAGGATGACGTTGGCCCAAGGGAACTTCTCCAAGAACCAGACTGGTGTGTGAACCGAGCACAGCTCCGACTTGCCATGCCGAGGCGGGATCTCGATGATGATCCTCGCGTCACCCATCGTGACTTCAGCCGCGATGATCGCCGACACATACAGGAGGTGCTCCACTGGGATCCATGCACCCCCAGTGCGGTAGTGTGCTAGTGTTGCAGGAGTGAGCTTGACGGCGTCGCGGAATTCCTTGCTCCGGGGATCCAGAGCCCCCTCGATCGCCAACGCCATGTCGCTTCGGATCGGCTCACCGCGCGGATCCAGCAGCCCTCTGCCTTCCAGGAAAGGCACTTCAATGCCCGTACCCCTGTTGTCGTTAAGAGACGGGAACTGAGCGCCTGTCACGAGTTGGCTACGCCTTGAACGTTGGCAGCGTCGAGATCGGCACCAGGTGCATCGCTGACGTCTAGACCGCCTGTCAGATCGTCGGCTGTGATGATCTCCTGCGTCCTCGGCTTCCCGGGACGGCCTGCAAAGCGACGACCTTCGAAGTTCTGGTGCGGGGAGGGGAGCGATTCGCGGTGAGCCTTTGTGACGCGGATGATGACTTCCTGGAGGTTCTTTGCGCTCACCGGATCGTTCAGTACCTCTTTCAGCGCTCCCCGAGCTGCGACGGCGTTCCCCGATTGGTCGTACGTAGCTCCCTCCGCCGCCTTCGATCCGAGCGTCCGCATGATCATTTCGAACGTGGTGTCCTCAGGCGTCTCCTTTTGAGACAAGGGCCCCTGTGCAGGGAGACCGACGCTAATGCGCTGGATGGTGACGAGCTTCGTCAGCATATCCAGGGCGACTTTGGGACTCATTCTGTCGAAGAAGTCCGACTTGCTCAGCACCTTCTCCTTGAGTTCTGCCAGCAGACTCTCAGCGGTGGTGTAGTGGTAGTCCTCCATGCTCATCTGGCGACGGAGTCTGGTGTGTCTGTACGCCGCATCTTTGTAGATGTCGTGCGCTCTCGATCTGTACCGCCAGTAGTACAGAATGGAGTACTCGTGGAGGAGCCGGTACAGCCTCTCCTGATCGAACGCGTCATTGGGGAACATCTGCTCGCCGAGCTTTAGGAGCTCCGCGTTGTGGCTCAGACCTGTGAGGTCCCTCGGCCCTCCTGAGATACTCTCCAGGTAGATCTGGAACGCCCCGTATGCGAACCCAGGCTCGAATTCCAGCTTGAACCAGAACGGACGCCCATCCCCCAACTGAGGGTATCCGTTGTCGTAGTTGAGGTCGAGGAACGATCCTCGGAGGATCTCCGACAGCTTCTCTTCAGGGATGTACGCGATCGGGAGGAGATCCGTCCGGTAATAGCCAACGGGGAGCCCCTCATTCGTCAGAGGGATCCTCGCTGTCGCCCTTTGGAGCAGTTGAACCCTGTAGGGGACCGCTACAGTGGCCGCGTGTTGCGGCGCTACTTGATCGGGAGCACCCATACCAGATTATATAATGAAACCGCCCTGTCCTTCAACAGGAATTTGATGGTCTCTTAAGGGTCCCGAAGGTTTATAGGAGCCCCCACCAAATTTTTCGGCAAACGTGTTTGTGCCCCAGGTTTGGCAAATTCCTAAACCTACCTTGTGACGCTGCCGCGCGAAGGACAGGTAAATAGAACCCGTTACCCGCAAATATCCGTTGCCATCCTATTAGGAGGGCATTATAATATTCACATGATAGGTTAGATAGTCATAATGACTATAGACCATGTCATAATAGGAGACAGTCATGGCGAAGCAAGTCGAGCAGCAAGTGCAAGCCCCGGCCCAGCCCCAGCTCCCGAGCGCGGCGGACCTGATCAAGCAGCACGGGACGAAGAGCGCGGCCATCCGGGCGCTCACGGCAGCGGGCCACAGCAGGACGGTGGTGGCGAAGGCGCTGGGCATCAAGTACCAGCACGTGCGCAACGTCCTGATCACCCCGATCAAGAAGCAGAAGGTCGTGGTGGCCAAGTAGGGATGGCGCAGGGAGGGGCCG